TGAACTTGTAATAGTAGTATAGCGATGTACTTTGCTGAAAAGATAAAGCGGGACGGAGATATTTTTGGTTGTGCTTACTTTAAACATAGCCAGCTTGGACGGGAGGAATTCATCAACAGAGGAGATATCTTTGTATGCCATATCTGCTCCTCTGTCCCAGGAAAAGAACTCGGAGGATACAAATTCAGTTTGTTGGGTGACATTGTCTGTTTTGTAATAGGCTGCATACTGAGGCTTATAGACTAGATATCCTCCAGCTTTAGTCGTTACGATATAATTGTATGGCTTGAGAAATTTGTCCAGTGATTCGGCAGCGGGTGCAGCGGAAGATTCATCCGTCGGGCCTTTCACATTAGTTGAAGCTGATAATTTAAGTTGCTGTGGCTCTTCAAAATTAATGACCGGTTTTGATGCTTTCAATAGTGTCCAGTCTGAAGAGTGAGGAGCGTTGATGATATCTCGTATAAATTTAAGCCGGACGCTGCGGGTGTTTCCATCGACAAAATAGAGCAGACCGAAACGGCACCAAAGTGCTTGCATGAATTCATTGATGGTGCAATCCGGCATCAATTCGGAATATTTCAGGATACCTTTGACACAGCAGTCTGCAGCATTATTAAGTACTACCAGCTGTTTGAGCTGGTGGTGTGTAGTGAATGGATTTTCGATGATGGTGTAGCCATAGGCTGCGAAGATGGTTTCAAGTATGTAGCTTACTTTTAGGAATGGTGTGACTCCATAACCTTCGGGTAGTGATACTTCTACCGGCCCGTCATCTATGAAAAAAGTTTCTGTTCGGGCTGCTCCGAATGATCCGTTATAGTTGTTTAGATATTCCAGGTAGTCTATGGTCTCTTTATCTACTTTACGATTGTAAGATACGGCTATAGGAAAAAGGCAAAACGGAGAGTCTTCTTTTGATCTATTATCTAAAATATAGGAAACGAGAGCAGATACTCCTCCTTCCGGTTTGTAGACCGGCATGTCTAGAGATTGCAGGGAAACTGCGTTCCAAATGCTGTATAATTCGGACTCACTAAAACCAACATTAAAGGTAATACCTTCTTCCTCGGATGCGCTTACCACATTCATCTTCCCGACGCGGTGATATACGCCATCGGAAATCGTGATACGATCATCTTTGGCAGGAGCGGTATCAATGTCGGTTCGCTCAATGTGCTTGTTTAGGCGAAGATTCTTCTTTGTGCCCGGTATGGTGGCTGCGATGGACTGGGAACCACGCTCATTATAGATAGGAGAACTGTCTTCTATTTCTGTATTGAAATCTTTCTGTAGGTCGAAAGTTCCGGAGGCGTTAGATATTTTGAGTGACATGGCTGATTTATTTAGTTGATCGGGTAAACGGTTTCTTTGTCTTTTCGTCCAGCTCTTCTGCTTTATGGATATCGCGTAGGGTGACGTATGCTTTCAAGGTTTTAAGCGTACTAATGAGGCGGCCTATCTCTTTGAGCAATCCTTCAAGTTCGGTAGCGGATAGTGCTGCGTTGCCAGCTTCCTTGTTGTTCTCTTTGTAATTGTCAACAACCGAATAATTTCCGGAGGCACGCTGGGGAATATGTCCGCTGCGGGCATCTTCGATGGCATCCACTATCAAAGGATAGTTAATGTGTTTCTGCAGTCTGGCAAGATCTTCAGCGTTAATAATTAATTCAGCACCATTTTCGGAAATCAGGGAAGTGCGTCGGACGATTCCGGTAGGGGAGGATCCGATGTAAGGTACATTACGGTAGTTCTTACCATCATCTTCTCCGATCACATCATAACGTCCGGATGCCCATTGTGATACACTGACTGTTGCTCGTTTAGTAGGGTCGGTGGAAGAGTCAGTGTCACTGGAAGAACTGGATGAATGCTTTCCACCTATCAAACCTTTTAGAGTGGACTTGGCTGTAGCAAGTGCTGCCATGATCAATCCGGAGAGGATGGCGACGCGAGCTGCAGCAGTAGCACCGAATGTTGCTACAGAGTCGGGCATAGCTGCAGCTTCCGCTGTCACTCTTGCTACTGCACCGGTAGCTGTGGCTGTAGCTTTAATGATTTCTGCATTAATGAGTTGACCCAGCACATCGAATATGATATCGATCATGGTATCGGCAAAGCCTTGCATGGCATTTTCTTGTCCGGAGATCAGGTTACCCACTGCAGATCCTAACTCGGATCCATATTGCTTATATGTGTTGATACGTTCCTGGTATTGTTGCTGTTCTTTCTTGGTCTGTGCTTCGGTCTTCTTTTGCTCAGCTTCTTTTGCTTTAGCATGTGCAGCTTGTTCTTCTTTCAGACATTTGACTTTGAAGTCCAGCAGCTGCTTCTCTACTTGCTTCCGTTGTTCTGCATTTAATCCTGCAAGAGAAAGCATACGTTTCAGGTGCATGACGGTGAGCTGTTCCATCGCATCATTGTATGCAGCCTCGGAATTAAGATTCTTATCCTTCCCGGAAGCATATAACTCTTTTAATTCCTGTTGCTGACGTTCATAGTCTATTTTTTCTTGATCAATCAGTTCTTGGGTATGTTCTTTTTGCATCTTCAGCTTCAGATCATTGATCTGATTTTGGATCTCAATGCCTTCTTTAGATTTTGTACCAGTGACTTTCAATGAACGTTCCAGATATTCCATCTGCAGACATTCCATTTCTTTCTGAAATTGCTTTTCGGTCTGTAGAGTTTCATCATTACCTTCCAGGTATATCTCTTTTAGGAAAGCCTGCTTCTGAGTATAGAGCTTTTTCTCTTCCTCAAGCTGCTTCTTCATTTTCTTTTTTGCTTCCGTTTCGTCAACAGGGGTGAGTGTTGTTTCTTCAGTCTTTGTTCCAGTGATAACAGTGTCTGGAAGGAGGTTATTGTTGATACGATCCAGGAATGGTTTGAACTTAGCTTCGGTCTGAGCTACTTTCTTTTCCATGTCATATACACTCTTAATGTAGTCTTCCATATACTCACCCATTTCATTGCTTAGTGATTGCCCCTTGAAGTATTTCACACTAATGGTATGGTAGGCTTGTCCCCAAGCCTTTTCCCATCCCATGCCGGCTTTTTGGAATTCAGTAGTGGTTTGCTTCAGGTCATCGATCACCATGCTGACGAGTTTTCCATTCCCAAGTGAGCTTGTTAGCTTACTACTGATGTTCTCCAGCGCTGTTGCTTGAGTCTTTATCTCTTTTGAAACAATCTTGTCTGTAGCTTCATTCTTTACTTTAAGGGCGATCTGCGTTTGGAGTGATCCGTTAATTCGTTTGTAGGCATTGTTGATTTCATCAAGAGAACTCTTCTCTGTCAGAAGGTGAGGAAGATACTGGCCATAAGTTTCGTTCACTGCTTTAATGAGTTTGCGGCGATCTTCAGTTCCTTCCCCAGCTCTTTTTAATGCTTCGAACAAGTTGTTGAGTGAACGTTGTTCTTTCAGTAGTTCCCCTTGGAATTGCTTCTGTGCTTCAGTTGCCTCATTGGAACGTTTGGTAAATTGGTAAATAGCAACAGCTGCTGTGGCCAATAATGAAATGATTATCCCCAACATGTTACCTTTCATTGTAGCATTGAGACGTTGCATGGCGGCCGTGGCCATCGCAGTATTGCCGGCTAGTGCATATTTTGCAGCAGACAGGGCTAGGGTAGATGCCAGCCGGATCTTACTCAGAGTCTCAGAGATCTTATCGGTTGCAATGCTTAAGAGTTTTGCGTTCCTGAACTTTGTCTCATAGAATTCTGCGGCTTTCACAGCGAGGTAGTAGGTTGTGATTGCTGTAGCTAAGGTGATGATTGTCCCGGAATGCTTTATCATGAATCCGATCAGGTCCGCAAATTTTTGCCCCCATTTGACAGTACCATCGACAGCATTGACAATTGTAGGATTCAGTTTTTCAACTAACTCCATCCCAATCTCGCTCAACTTATTCTTAGCCTGTGCTAATTTTGCGGCTGCTGTGTCCGATTTGGTAGCTGCCTGTTCCATAGCAACACTGGTTCCCGTGACTGCCTGAGTGTAGTATTTGACCTTTTCCGCCTCATTGATCAGGACAGATGCGACGTTATAACCTTCCTCACCGAACATCTTTTTGATCTTCGTTGCTGATAACTGTTTTTTCTGCAGATTGTCCAGGGCCGTTTCCAAACCGACAATTTTGGGATTGGTATCGTCAGCACCTGTCTGAAGGGTGAGGAAGAACTTCTTTAAGCCGGTGCCTGCAATCTCATCCTTGATGCCCTTTTCACCTAAAGTTTCGATTGTACCGACTAACTGCTCAATAGGAATATTGGCAGATGCAGCTGCCACCCCGGAACTTTTGATAGACTTCGTTACGGATTCGACAGCAGCAGATCCGTATTTAGATCCGGCGGCCATGACATTGGCGTAACGGGCCGCCTGATCAGCTCCGTCCCCGTATTGATTAAGTGATAAAGTAACGGCATCAACAGCATTTCTCAGGGTCATCCCGGAAGCGGAAGCTAGGATCAGTGTTTGCTCAGTGACTGCGGCCAAGGCTTCTTTATTGGAAAGAAGCTCAGGCTTGGCAGATCCGACCAGTTTGAAGGCATCCATGATATCCGTTGCAGATTGGCGAATACGAATGCCCGACTCCGTCACTGTAGTGGAGAGGCGCTTGGCTTCTCCTTCCAGCCAGTCGATGTTTTCTTTAGATAAGCCGGTTAATGCTTCAACATCGGCTTTGGTGTCCTCACGCTGATCACGTTTTTCCCGTAACTGATTTAATATAAAAGTCAGACCGGTGACAGAAGCTATCACAGTAGTGATAATACCGATATACCTTTTGAAGGAGTCGATGCTTCGCCTGATGGGAGTAGCTTGTGCACCTATCTCCACCTGCATATTTCTCTGTGCACGGGCTACTGCTTCTGACACACGTCTATTTTGTTCTAGAGCAGCATTGTATTGTTCAGTACCAGGAACTGCGGCCCGGAGCTCCTTCCTAACTTTTTGGCTAACAGCTAACAGCTCATCATAGGTTGCTCCAGAAAGATTCTTTAGGATCCTGTCAGTCTCAGCAACTTTTTGCTTGTAGGTGTTAAGTGCTTTATATTTAGTTTCAAGCTCTTTTTGTAGGATCTTGGATTTACTAGCGTACCCTGCTTCCGTTTTATCAAGAGCAGAGATTTTGTTCTCTAACTGGAAAATGGCATCTTCTATCTTTTTAACTCCTGCAGATGCTTCACTTCCGTCGATGAATATTTTAATACTTCGGTTTAGGTCATTCATAAGATGTTACTTTTCAATATATATTTTTGTTGCGTCGATAAGCATTGTGTCGAAATAGCGCATGCAGATGTCTGCGAGCTCAGGGAGTCTGTTCTTGATGACAGGATCGAACCATCTGTAAGCACGCCGGTTGCCTTCGTCCTGCTTGCCCAGTGATGCCGGATTAGTGTGCCTGATAATGCTAGTATTGATTTCAATTCCATTGATCCGTTTCAGATAACTCCATTTGGATCCAATGAAACCACCTTGTCCACGACCAGCACCCTTATGGATATAGACACCATGACGCGGGAAGGAGAAGCCAAGCCGATTGATCAATCCGTAGTTATCTGTATATGCTTTCGGTTCTAACTCGCGGGCTATTCGTAAACTGCGTGATCCGATAGCGGCCTTGAGTTGTGTGGTCACAGAGTCTTGCCATTGCTCCACTTCTTTATTGAATGCGGTGAGCTTATCTGCATCCTGAGCAAGGTTGAATCTTTCAATTTCTGAGATGGTTTCCATTCTGATCAGGCGGGAGGATGGAGAATCAGAGAACTTTTGTGCTTTCCTCCTAGCAGCATTGTAACGCCTGATCTCAGCCTTATTCTCTGATAATCGTTTATAAAAGCCCATTACAAAAAGTAGTTAGGATCAACAAAGAATTCTTCCGGAAGATTCAGGGAGAAGGTTAGAACTGTACCGTAGAAATTATCCCCGATTGGTCCGATGCCATTGATTTGGGTGTTTCGGTCAAGACTTGTTCTAAGATCAGGATCCTGTAGCAGTACATTTCGGATCTGTTTGCATATCTTCTTACAATGTTTTGCTGCTTGGTTGATGGAGTCAGGCTTTCCGGATACAGTGTTCATAGCGACAATGAATGAGTATATTTGTTTGTCGTTTAAACCGTCGGCTTCATTATCTTCTGATTCAGATTCGCAACCATCTACTGCGATAAGGATTGTACCGGTGACAGAAGATAGTTGATCGTTCAGATTCGTCAGATCCTCCAGTCCGAATGCGGTGAAGAATCTTCTTTTATCCGGTGTATGGGAAATGTCTTTAAATGATGAAGCGAGAGCTTCCCCATAGGCAAAATGGTCGTACTCCATAACGTTTAATGTTTAGGTTATGGGCACAAAAATAGCCCGCTGAGGGCGGGCTATAAAGGACAGTAAAAAGTACTGTTATGGTATGATTAATAGATTAAGTATTAGTATCATAAATTTAAATTGATTGAAAACATAATATACGGATACTAAGTTTAATATGGCTTGCATACGGGCACGCTTAGCTCGGCGATGACGACGACTCATGGACGACCTCCTTTATTGATCTTGTTCCTAAAATCGAACGTGATTATTTTGTCAATAGTTTGTTCTCTTTTGGGCGATGCTATCTTCTTTTTGTAGTTGGTAAGCATCTCAATAACGGTATCGATATGATTCTCTCTGATAGATCCGATAGTCGTGGTTACGGTTCCGGCATAACTGCCATCCGGTCTGAGAATCATTGATTCGCCTTCTAAGTGGATGTAACCTGTCTCATTGTTAATAACACGACATTGAGATGGTATGATTTTCTCTATGTATTTTTTCATGGTTGATCTCCTTTCTGCTCTAACAGGTAAGTATCTTCTCCAAAAGAATAATGACCACGAACTTTGCTATAAGAAATAAAGCACACAGGGGTGCTATCGTCATCTCCTAGTTTAAAGCTCCATTGCCCTCCGGAGGAAGTTTCATGACTACTTCTAAATATGAGCGTCTTTTGGTTAGGGTATTTTTCGTTTAGTCTTTTGACGACTTCTTCAAATTCACACTTCAGTGAATCCATTGCGCATTTATCCTGTACTAGGATACGGTCGTATGCCTGGGCAAATTCACACATTTCCTGCCCTTTGTTATTAACCTTTCGGTAGGTCTTTACATCATAAATGAATATCATTTCTTACCTCCTTTCTTGCATTGTTTTGCCCGATAGACACAGATGGCTGCACCGATCACGGCAGGAGGGAAGATAAAGGTAAGGCAAAAACAGGCTATGGCAGAGACGTAGTAAGCATCTGATGCGGAGTTGATAGCACAGTCTTTCTTAAGTTCGCTGAAGTAACGTTCTTGGAGCGTGTTTACATCCGTACTATTGGTACGGAATGAGGGCACGAAGGTTGTACCCATGTCTTTTTGTTTCATACTGATATGTTGTTTGGCATTAAAAATAAGAACGGCTATCCGTTCCCTAAAGTCGCCAAACAACATATCAATAAACCAGAAGGTCATTCATTATGTCGGGAAAGATAGCCGTAATTTCGTATGAAGATTCTTTTTATATCTGATAGCAGATAAAAAAGTAATCGATGAGCATAAAAAAAGCTCAATTTCGTATTGAGCGTCTCGCTTGACACTTCTAGTTATTAATAAAATTGTTTGGCACTACAAATATGAGGATAATATTTGAGAGTGCCAAACATTTGAAATACTTATCTGTATTATTCTTGATTTTTATCAAACCCTGATAATTCTTTTGCTTGATTATCGAGGGTTTGGAATAAATCTTCATCAATCGTATTTTTCACTAAATTTCGGAATGTCTTTAAATAATCGATATAATCCTTAGCTTTGTATTTAGGATTATATCTCTTCATATTTGTTCCCCTAATCTCTCGGATTTGTCCATTTATGACATCTACAAAGGCGAGATTATAATTACGGGCATCAGATGTTCGAATGTATTTTGATTTCAATTCTTCAGAAGCATTCTTATCTAACTCTGCTTTAAGTAAGAACAATCGACTTTTCATTTCATTTATTGATTGGAGTAAAGTCCTCCTCCATTCCAATAAAGTATCAATGTCCGTTTTTTTTAGTACGTCCTCAGATGTTATATTTAGAATTTTATTTTCGAGCATAATTAATAGTGTAAAAAGAAAGAGTTGTTTTTAAAAAGTATATGCTAATCCTCCTCCGGTCCCATTTGTAAATACTCTAAGTGATTTTCCGGCTTTAAGTTTGTAGTCGAGAGCTACAATCTCAAGGCAGAGGGCTACTGCAAAACTGACTCCAGCTCCGATAAATAAACTTTTTCTAAGTTTACGATCTGACTCAGATTGATTTAAAACCTCTTCAGAAGTAAGATCTTCATAATCTTTTTGGTTATCTTTAGTCCCAAGAATTGCTCCTGCAATAGATAATCCTGTACCAATGCCGGCGAATGTCAGCGCACCACATTGAAACTTTGTGGACTTTTCCATCAATGAACAATATTCATTGAGCTTACCTACGGATTTGGGATTCTCGATTTGATGGATACCGTTACTTCTATTCATCGCTCCTTTTGTCCATTTTTGCAAATCTGCGTTCTGTGCGGATATACTGCACACCATTGCGGTCATGACCACAAAAAATAAAATAATTCTTTTCATTTGTGTGATTTTAATTTTTCCCTTTGAAGAGGTGTCTTATTTGAATGCTTGATAGATCTCGTTTTCATCGGTGTTCACGAATGTATCTTCACCAATCGCTTTAAGGTGATCACTGTATTTCTTGTTTAAGGCATCTATGCATTCTTTATGGTAGTTTTCGTTTCCACCGGTTAATACCTGCTTAAATTCCTTAGATTCCATTATGCCACGATAAAGTACTTCTTTAGCCTTTTCCTTTTGTCCGGCAGCCACCATCACGGCAAAGTCTTTTTTCCAGCTAGATTGAGTCTTTTGTGTCCGGATGTTGACGGAGATCTCGACAAGGATGGAGAGAACGGCCCATCCGATTAAAGTTCCCATGATGCAATAAATGAGAACAGGGAAGCCTAGCCAGTTAATTCCGTCTACTCCTACTATACCTCCGGAGTATTTGGAATATTCCCATGCAATACACGAAGAAAAGAATGCGAATACTGAACCAATGATACCTAACACTAGCACTGTTTTTGACATAGCTGCCAAAGTGCTTTCGGCAGCAGTTAATTTTTTTGTTTCCATTTGTGTGGTTTTAATTTGTTACAGGGGACAAAGATAAGGGTAATAAAATTGAATGTACTAAAATAATGTTGTATTTTAGCTCAAAAATATATCATCTGATACTTGACATGATGCCTGTTTTACCTTCTTTTCCATCTGTTTCTGTGACAGATAAACTTAGATCAAAATTTATATCTGTAATGTTAGCACTATTTGCTTGAACCAAATGCTATTTATAAATGTTCATAAGAAAGCAAATAGTAGAAAAAAAGTTATCATTTAATTTGCTAATAGTAGAAGAATAGTTATCTTTGCACCATGTTTAACTCTTTAAACCCGAAAGGAGGTAAATGTGGTGAAAAAAGTAAGGGAGGTAATTGAACTCCTGGAAGCTGATGGATGGGAATTTAAGCGAATGCGAGGTGACCATCGAATTTATTATAAAAAAGGGGCGAGGCGGCCCATCCCGATACCGGGAAATTTAAATGATGATTTAAAAGATGGAACATTGGGTTCCATTTTGAGAGAAGCGGGACTAAAAAAATAGTCCCATTCTCTCTTGTTTTATAATAAAAACTAATGTAATTTTTAAGTAGTTATTGGAAAGTATGTCAAACTAATGGAGGTGAAATGAAAACTATTAAGGTGATTATTGAGCGAGCAGAACATAATTATTCTGCTTACTTAGACGGAGTTGATGGAATTGTGGCAACCGGATCATCTGTTGAGGAAATTAAAATGAATATGTATGAGGCTATTAATGCCTTAATTGACGAGTGCAAAGAATTTGGTTGTGAAGTTCCCGAAGAATTAACAGGTGATTATGAACTAGTATTTAAAATGGATGTAAAGTCTTTATTGGACTTTTATTCAGGTATTTTTTCCAAAGCGGGATTAGAACGCATTACAGGTATTAATCAAAAGCAATTATGGCACTATGCATCTGGAGGACGAAAACCGCGTCCCGAACAAGCTATAAAGCTAGAATCAGCCTTGCATAAATTAGGAGAAGAATTATTATCTATCTCTTTATAGGCTGCGAATTAAATATAATAAAAAAGGTCCTAGTTGTTAATCATCTAGGACTTTTTTTATGGCTATAATTATCTATTTCTCAAGTTCTCTTCTGTTTCTTCCTTGCGCCTGATGGATTCATCCATCGAGTACAGCGCATCAAGCAGTAGGCCCCTACGGATCTCTGGCTTCTTTGTCATGTCAGACTGTGCCAGGGAATCAAGTAGTCGCAGCTGAGCATCGAATATACGCCCATTATTTTTCCCTTCTCCGGAAAATATTCGTGGATAGGCTGCGCTCATGCAGGAAAGGCTTCCGAGAATGTACCAGTACATGATCATCTTCCTGTCGTCAGGAAGACGTTTCAGAATAGTTGCATCCTTGTTCCTCTTCTTCCTTTATCAGGGAGCCATATTCCTCTTTCCATTTAGAAAAAGAATTATTATCTATAGTAACTACCTTGTCTTCATCCCTTTGGGAGAATTTTTCTTGCTTTTGATCAGGACTAATGGAACTTCTTGCTATTGTAAAATTATCATCCTTGAATCCAATAGGTTTGTTGTTTGAAGAAGATATATGCCCTATTATTAAGGATATAACAATTATAGATATGACTAATATTATGTAAAACATATTGTAATATGGCGAATTCCTTATGTCGTGTGCCAACTGGAACCACCCAGCCACCCGATTTTACGGGTGCACGACATAAGGAATTCGCGAGTTAGTTTGTTTTGGCAGTTGCTAAAGTACATTCTTTTGGGGAATCTACAAACAAAAGTAGAGTTTTTTGCTCTGCTTTTGTTTGTAGATTTAATATAGACTGAGAAAATTATATTAATTAAGAACGTGATTATTCTATATTATAGATCGCAAAATTTTCCAGTAGATTAATTCTTTGAGTAAAATAATGTAAAGGTACTGCTATATTACGTTGAGATGTCCATTCTAAAGCTGAAGACAAAAGTTCTTTGTTGATCGTCTTTACATTAAAATTGATTACTAGATTTGGTTGAGAAGGATCTCTAGTTAAGAGTTTGTCGTTCTCATCGGAATTTTCATACTTAAAAGTATAACATCTTAATAATAAGGCTATGGTGAAATGAAATTGTCGACTAGGAGAATATCTATACTTTTCTTTAATCTGTAAAATTTGTTTTGGAATTATACTTTCTAATTGATCTGTAAGTTCTTGTATAGTATAACTTTCGTGGATTATTTTTGCATAACAATCGGATTCACAAATTCGAAGGTATGTTAATAGACATATTAAATCAGCATATATGACTTGGTCATGTCTATACATATTCAAAGATAAACGAATATGAGCAAATATTTTTTCTATTTGTCTTAGTGATAGATTCTTATGCATAAAGAGAATATTGGCTATAGCCAAAAAAGATTCTTCTATTTCTCTAGTACCTCTTGGTCTTTCATATGCTTCGAAGCCATAGTAGTCATATAAATAGCTACAGAACTTCTCTACATCAGGATCAGGTAAAGCATATTCAATATCAATAAATCTTTTAAGATATTCATCGGCATTTATTGATTCACTTCCGTAATATCCGCGTATGGAGTTACTTAATTGTTCTTTATCTATGGATAAGACAAATATAATATTAGGTATGTTGAAAAGATGTTTTATTCGTTCTAGTACCTTTACAGCATAATGTGGGTTACATCGATCAAGCTCATCTATGATAAATATCAATGGTTTCTTTTCGCAAACTTTATCTACAAATATTTCGAGCTCTTTTCGAAATTCTAGTAGACTTCCTTTTTGGCTTTCATAATTATCTATTTCTTTTTCCAACATGGAAGACCCTTCTTCGGCACAATCACAAAGAATCTCAACTACTTCTTCACCTGCATATTTCTTAATTACTCCCTTGAACATTGCAGGGACTGCCTTTAGTACAATTCTTCCCGCTGTATTTATCATGGATGATGCTAACTCCTTTGTTTTTTGAGGAGAGTTTATTTTCTTAAGTTCGCCAAGCAACCCTACCAAAGGGTCTGAAATAAAGTCATTTTCCCAAGCATTAAAATATAATGTTTGGAAGTTATCTAACTCAAGATATGCTTTCCACATTTCTACAAATGTAGTTTTCCCTGTTCCCCATTTGCCGTCTATAGCTAAGACAAATCCTTTTTCATATGTAGTGATAATGGCTTTTAGTACTTCTGCGTACTTTTCTCGACCTAATTTACAATTTAGAAAGGGCTGGTCAGCCGGGATTTCTAATTTTCCAAGTTTACAATTCATAGTACGTGTTTTTAATTTGTTACAAGTGCAAAGATAAGAGGAATAAAATTGAATGTACTAAAATAATGTTGTATTTTAGCTCAAAAATAGTCCGAATATGAATGAACAAGAATTGATAGAAAAAATGCAAAAGCGCATTAAACTGCTTGAGGTGAAATTTAAGATCCTTAATATAGCCATTGTCATTCTTAGCATAGGACTGATATTATTGCGATTAAGGTTCCTATAATTCCAGCAATTGCACCTATAATTTCTATTTTGTCTTTAGTTGTGTACTTTGGTTGTTTGTTTTTGGGCGAGCAATAATTTTTCCCCCTTTCGGTTATCATAATCCAATAATTATCATTTCCTAAGTAGCATATATAGTCTTCTTTTATAAGAACAGATATTGTTTGTTCTATCTCGATCTCTCGATATCCTTTATTTTTTAGGTAGTAGTAATAATCATCTGTAAATGTACTCTTTGAGTCTTTAGAGGCTAAATATGATAATAAGGATATCGCAATCTTTCCCTGTTGTTCTGTCATGCATATAAATGGGCGAATCCCTCACTATAGTGCGCCCACCGGTGTTATTATCCGGAACCAGCTGTCTGGTTACACTATGGTAAAGGATTCATGTTTTAATAACGATATTGGGCAGGTGCTAAAGTACAATCTTTTTCAGATTCGACAAAGAGTAAGCGGAGTTTTTTGCTCCGCTTACAAATGAAAGTTAAAAGTTGGCTACTTCGTAATATTTAAAAAAGTAATATAGTGCTACCTTGTGCCATTTGGTCAGTTCCTTGTCTCCGGACAGGAGTGAGGATACAGTGCATTTGTCAATACCTGTATAGTTGCTCAGATGTTTGCTTTTTAATCCTAAGCGTTCCATCCGTCTTTTGATCCAGTCAATCGTGATTCCGTCGATATCTTTGCGATCGAAGTTCACGGCTGACACAGTGAGCTTCCAGTCGTCCGGGATCTCTCCCTTAAACATATCACGGATACGTTCCGTCAGTTCCTTTTTGGAGAGGAACTTGTCATTTACCAGGTCTTTTTGTTCAGCGCGAACAATTAAGCGACCTTCATTATAGGATACAACCTCAATAGAGATATGTCCCATGCGCTGATACTGCCTTGCGAACTCGTCGATCCGCTTTTTACTCTCGGCAGGGAGAGGTAGTAATTCAAGATTCTTCATAATTCATCAATTTACGTTTTGATAATCGGGTATTTAATAATACAATATACTTTGTAATGGAGGGGCTTTCGCCCCTCCGGATCACAATTTGATGAGTCTCATTTGCCCAATGTCGAAAATAGCGATCTGCCCATTTTCACGTCCGAATTGCTTGGCTTCTTCGAGATTAGTGAAAATCCGGATAGAATCGAAGTAGAACATTCCGTTTTCTTCGTTGAACCATCCACCGACTTTCTTTTCGTGCATTAAAGCATGGTTAAGAACTCTTTTCAGTCCTTCTTCTCCAAAACTGTCTTGGGTTTCGAGATAGGCGACTGAAATGCCTTTTGTGACCTTTTTTAAGGTTGTGAGGTCAACCGTGAATCCATCGGGATTCGCTTCTGCTATCGCTTGGATAGCCTTGAACAATTGTTCCATAATATAAAAGAACTTATGCGGACGTCACCCGCGTTTCTTATGACTCTACAAAGATAGATAAAAGTTTGTTAGTAACAAACAAAATCGAATAAAAAGTTTGCTAGTAACAAACTTTTCTATCTATTTCTCAAGTTCTCTTCTGTTTCTTCCTTGCGCCTGATGGATTCATCCATCGAGTATAGTGCATCGAGCAACAAACCTTTCCGAATCTCCGGCTTCTTGGTCATGTCAGACTGTGCCAGGGAATCAAGTAGTCGCAGCTGGGCATCGAATATACGCCCATTATTTTTCCCTTCTCCGGAAAATATTCGTGGATAGGCTGCACTCATGCAGGAGAGGCTTCCAAGAATGTACCAGTACATGATCATCTTCCTGTCGTCGGGAAGACGTTTCAGAATAGCTGCATCCTTGTCCAGACGATTGATATCAAATTCGTTCCCACGATGCCACAGGCAGGCTAGGAGATGGTTGATCTTTTGAGGATCCAGCTGCATCGCATCCAAATAGGTTTGCATATACATGAATTGCTCAAAGGTGATATCGAACAACTGGTCTTCCGGTCCGATGAATTTCCGGCACCGGAAGCGGAGTGTCGGGTAAGGATTGACTGTCAGTTCCGGATTAATGAGATATAGCCTCTGTGAAGTGATACGGTTTTCTTCCTCACGCATCAGGAAGTGAAATTGATCAGAGAGCAGACTGATTTCTTCGGGATGAAGGAGATACCGACGGCTGCGGATCCGGAAGCGGACTGTTTCACTTTCCTGCCCAATTTTGATACGGACATATTCTTTGAAAATTTTCTTGTGCCGGCATACGTGAGCTTTCAGGCAATAGAGCATCATGTAGATCTTAACTTGTTCTACCGGTATATTCGATTTCGTGAGTTTAACCAGGTATAGGAGCTGCTTCGGGGTGAGCTCGTCCCAGCTTCCAGGAAGTGTGTATGTATCGTCATTGATTTGTATCGTATGCATAGTATTATGATATTGAAGTGAATAGCTTCTTTTTCTTGGAGTTAAAGTCAATAGCTTGGGATCTTGTTTCAATGCCTAGTTCTTCTGCATTTTCGGCCAGATAAGTGTGTATTTTCCCGGCATAGTAGGTTGCCTGACTAGCAAAGAAATTACCGTTTGCGTCCGGATCCTGATAAATCGGGCGGATGGCAGGTGAATATTCTATTGCTTTGCTGGCGACACGTTGCTCGGTTGTCTTTTGTGAGGTATAGAGCTCTGCCGTCTTATTTGCAAGAAAACGAATGATATGATCAATGAGAACCTGCTGCTTGGGTGTCGGTTTATCTTTAGAGTATGCTTCCCTTAAATCCGCATATACATTGTCCGGTATCATTTCACGAATATTTCGTTCCTGAAGCTGACGGATTGTGGGGTACATGATACGATAAGACAGAGTGGAGTAACCAATGTCTACCATGCCAAGATCCTGAAAATCGTGTGCATTTCGGATAAAGCAGAAACGGGAAATATGGTCTGTTACGTACTCCGGAAAATCTTCCTTATTTTCTTCCAGGTAGGTTATAAGCCGGTCAAGAGCTTGCATTCCCCGGAAGCACAGGTTCTCCTTTGCCGCCGCTATTTTTGAATCACTGGCCGGAGAACGTTGTCCTTGTACATTACTGACCGTGATGCCGGTATCCCCGAACATGACTCCGAGTTCATTCGTCGCAAGCATTAAGGTCAGCGGGCCAAGCGCACGCAATAATTTGCTATATATCTCAGATTCTTGGTCTGTCAGAGCTTGTTTAATGACGGATTGCCCTATATAGGGCTTAACATAGATATCAAGAGCATCCTCAATATACGGTTCAATAGATTCATAAGGTAATGACGAATTGATCTTGACTACCTTCTTTAAGGTCTCAATATCGGGAATTAATGCGTTCATTTTTCTTCAGTTTCTGGAGTTAGACCTGTGTTTTTTGTAGCTCCCGTTCCCTGATCAAGAGTGGTGAGCTGGCAGTTGGTTACAGAGAAATAGATGTCCGAAGGCCATTGATTGACTGCCTTGGCAAAGTACAGAGGTTCAAGGGTTGCGTCTTGGTACATTTTCATGAGGGCTTGCTCGATGGTGAACAGTTCGCGTGCTTCAGTTCCATTAATGCTTTTGCCTTTACCGGGTGCGGATCCGATGATGGAAGGATGTACTCCCATTCCATAACACATCATGTTGCTTACTTCCTCGCTATCCTCAATATATTCGCCACCTTTGAAGAACGATTCAAGAGGAGTAATGATGATATCTTTATCCTCGAAGCCTTTTACTCTGTCATACCTGAAATGTGAAACAAAGCCTTTTCCGGCATTTTCTTCGCCGGCAAGGAAATCGTTCATGTCTTCAAGGAACTTTTGCCTGCGGGCAGTTTTTTCATCATCTTTGACGACCTTCTCGTCTGCAAATAGCTTCTCCCAAAATGTATCCTTGATATATACGATATACCTGAGAGCCATCTGATTTTTAATCAGAGATTTCTTGAAGATGGGAATAGCGCAGGAGAAATCATACCATCCTGAAGCAAATACGCTCCACCAATAGGGCCGGCTATAATAAAAACGTCCTGGCGTCGAAATACGCAGATTGTGAATGAATCTGCGATCTTTCCCGATGACGAGGTTTCCTTCATCATCAGGAGCAAGTCCCATCCTTTTCTTAAGATCCAGCAAAGGAGTCTGTCGATCGAGCAGGGGAGTGGCGACAAGATCTTCAGGGGTTCCTTTCTTCCATTCTGCTGAATACCCATGCCATTCACTTTTACCGGTCTTCTCATCGATCTCGCTAATACGTGAGCAGGTTGCCTCTTTTGCTTTGATCTGTACGAGTTTGGGCGATTTAGGATCATTGCTGAGTATATACTCTAAATAAGCATCGTAGAAGATGACAAGATCATTAGCGAGCTCTACACGGATGAAGTTGAAGTTATTGTTCTCAAGAAACTCAAAGATTTCGGGTTCTTCTTCCGGAAGCACTTCTTCTTTGATGATTTTGCGGGTTTTTCCGTCGCGTTTCTTCCTGTAGACAAGGATGCTGTCTCCAAACACGACTTTATTCTTAAATTCAACATTACTGCCGATGGTAACGTTGGTGCCGATTTTACGCATGATGTCGTACATCATGTCGTTATTCCTTCCGCGTGGAATGAACTTGATCGGATCCTTCTTTCCCTTAGGGACGACTTCAACGGCTGATGCCTCCTTGTCAGTCACAATGTCGCTGTTATCACTGAATTGAATAACTTTCTCACCTCCTTTCAGGACTGCATAGGTTTCGTACCCTTTCATAACTAGGTTAGGTTGTTGCTCTGATTTCATTAGAAATATACTTTGAGATGATTAAACTGGGTGATAAGGCAGCGCCGGATCTTGCGTGGTGTGGCTTCACCGGCTTGCAGTACATTGATTGTACTACCGCTGCTATGAAATGAAGTGAGTACAGCACGTTCATAAGTGATTAGTTCCCCGGTACTCTTCTTGCAGAACTGGATGGAAAACTCTATAGGCTTCCCATCCGCATATCGTTCCATCAGCTTCCATATTTTACTTTGATGAATCCTTTTGCTTGAATCTTGCATGGATGATTAATGTTAAGATGATAAGAATAATAGGGATCCCGATGATCAGGCCATACTTGATCCCGTTGTCTATCCCGGCAGCTACAGAACTGCCGGCATCTTTGTGGGAGGCTGACTGTTTGCTTTGCTGAAGCGTGAGATCATTCTTCGTTTCTTGACTCTCAGATACGTGTATAGTGTCATCTTCCTGTAGCAAGGTCTTGACTGTCTTTTCGTTCCCTTCAATCTCGATATTCGATATCGGGGATAAGCCGGTCTCCGGATCTGCCGGCTTTGATGTGTCGAAGTTAACTTTGACTTTCCAGCCTTTGCCCGCTTCTTCTTGATTAAGGTTGAATCGGGAGCAGGTATCTTCAGTTCTGATGCGTAGAGCTGAGTCTGAGATAGAAAGACGGGTTTGCTCTTGAGTGCTACTATCGTTTTGATAAGTAGCACGGCAACCACAAAAAGAACAAGCGCATGCAAGGCTGGCAGTACAAATAAGAATGTGTGCATAGTGTTTCATTGTTTTCGATTGTTACACGATAGGTTTATACATTTGAATCGTTTGAGATCAGCTATTTCTTTTTCGTTATCCGCTATCTTTTTATCCTGCGATTGCTGATTGCTTTCCAGCTTTTCAATGCGGATTGTCCATCTCGTTTCGCTTTCCACTTTATCTTTTTTCATTGCTTCCTTATCAGCTCGCAGGTCTGCTATGAGTTCCTGATATACGTCTTGTACAGAGCTTAGGGCTTTAGCTTCTGCCTGCTTTTTAGTGTATTTGAGGGTGACGAATCCTGTGATGGTTGATAGGAAGCTACCACCAAGTATGAATGCGAGTAATTGTTGTTTAAGGATAGGGTCCATGTCTTGTTTTTCAGCAAAGGTATCGGGTATGCAGTAGGTCGTAAAGGACATGGCAGAGGCCCAAAAATGATAAAATGAAATTTGTTTACAGGAGGCAAAGCCCAGCATATAAGGGGTGAAAAAAAACTTTAGATCGAAACATTTTCTTAGGGCGGTGCGTGATCGGATGGGAGAAAAAGGAGAAAATATTCCCTCTTTTTCCTCCCCTTTTATTGGTTATCAGCTCTTTGCCTTTTTTTCTATGAGAATTGCTTGAGACTGGTTGGTGGCTACCTGTTATTCAGGAAGAATACCCCACTAGAGTTTGATCCAGGTGCCGTGAAATAGAAGTTCATGCCTAACCACAGCGTGTCAAATGCATCAGTTATGTGCGTCTTATATTCATCCGGATTATCAGGAGTGTCATCGCTCCCTTCAGGCGTTTTATCCTTTTCAAATCCATTCTTTCCCTGCTTGATGCCAGTCTGTTCCATTGCGATCTTCAGAAATTCATTTTGATGCAAGTTTATTTGGACCCACAGAAATTGCGGATCTCCTTTCAGAGTCAAGTCTATATTCAGATGCTTCCACTCATGTTTCGGGGCTTGACCGACATAGACCATCGTCACGTTGTATCCATTCTCTTTGAATACCCGTTCAATGATATCGGCATAAGTTTCTGTAGTGGATCCTGACTCCCAGGTGAACGTATGATCATAGTAGACTACTATATCGTGATTAAGTTTCGGACGGTAGTAGTCGGCTATCATCTTGACAAGATCTTGTAGCTTCCCTGGTGTTTTGACATAAAATGACTTGAGAATGCGCATCGTGTGTTCATTCAGTTGGCCTACGACAGCTGTGGAGATGGATGCATTTGAGTCGAATGCCAGGTGCAATTCCTGATCGAAGTCAAGATCTCCGTCTCCCAAACAGCCGCAGGAGGTCAGTTTTCCCCAGTTGCACCCAAGATTCCGGAGGCGTCCATTGTCTTTCGGGATATAGAAGTGAATATTATCATCCAACGCAGAATAGAAGCCGTTCGGTACACGGAACAGGCGTTCGTTCATGAAAGCGGTACGCCAAATTAGCGGTGGTGAGTTACGATACATCTGCCATATAAAATCTTCTCCCAGCACTTCAAGGTTGTCGAATACGTCGTATTCACCATAGAAAACTGTATATTCTTTAGTTTTCCCCGGCTGCGGTTTGATTGGAGGCTGGTATTTCCTCGCTAGATCAAGGTCAAATTGATATTCTTTGATCTGACGCATCACATGATCCGTGAGTGGCTTGCGTTTGTACTCCTGCAGTTTGAGATATAAGTTTCTGATCAGGTTGATGTGAGGTGGGGACATTTCATCCATCTTGTCCAGGATCCATTTCCCCATCGATGCGGTCGGCATATCTGTGGAGTAGCTTACGCTGTGATGGTGCGGGCATTCACCAAAGTATTGCCGGTTGCCTCGGTTGGCAGGATCCACTTCACTTTTAATCTTCTCATAGTTGAGAAACTTAGCTTCAGGGCCTATCACCCAATCCAGCGACATGGAGTTGGCAGACATCCCTTGGTTGAATGACAGGATCACCATGACCGTACCATTCCAAAAGTGGAATGCATTGCTCCAGCCTTCACCCAGGACAGGACGGACAGGCTTGGCGAATCCCATGCTTGCAGGAGCTTTATGACCAACGACATAATGAATGCCTTGAATGTATCCCCATTCAGCCAAAGCCTTGCAGATTGCCGGAAGAGTATTTCCCCATGCCTTGGCGTATGACGGAGAGATGAGACCACCCAAAGATCCCGGCATTTCCCATACGTTCCGAAGGATAATTCGGGCATCAATACCTTCGGACTTCCCGGTACCACGTGATGCGACTATATACTCGTCATGTGCGTTGATGGCCATCGCCTGGCGCTGCATCTTATTGAAGAATTTGTCTACGACTTCATATTGCTTTCTGCGGCGTTCACGGGCAGATAAGATAGGAGAGAGGGGTGTACTCATTCTTTTTCCTCCTCTTCGATGGGACGAATGTCCACCGCTTTTTTGCTCAACATACCTTTGAATCTGCTTCGCATTTCTGACCTGGTTCCTTCAAGGTCTTCAATAGGTTCCAGACCCTCCAGAAGGGTAACATCATCTGAAGGCTCAAATGATGGAGGAACGAGCTGGGAGTAGTCGAATTTCTCATCTTCTTTGTCCGAGCGAGTGTATTTACCTATCTTGTCCAACGCTGCAGCTGCTCCCTTGGCATCTTCTTTGTCTATTGCCATACTGAAGGCTTTTTTCCCGCCTTCGACAATCATGTACCGATACCAGGCTTTTGCGGCCAGTTGAATGTTGCCAACTAATCTGTTGATCATGCCGATGTCCCGGTATGCTTGTGACTGTGATACGGCATCTGCGTTACCTCCGCATCCATTCATCAGGAAGTTGACAAGTTCGGTGTCTTGGATCAGAGGATCTTCCATTTTTTTGCTGACACATAGCATCATTCGTTTTTTGATTTCCATTTCCCGTTGGGACAGGATGCTTGATGCTTCCTCTCTGTCTTTGAACAAGGCACGTTCTATCCGGTCATATGTGGGATCTTTCTTAGGCATAACTATAGTGGTTTGTTGTATTCAAACGAAAGCGAGGACAACACTAGATGTATCGCCCTCGCTTGTGCATGAACTGTTCATAGATCCAGGGGCAATGCCTCTGATGTTATTCCTTACTTGCACTCTGTTGCGTCGCAATTTCCTTTTCCAGTGCTGCCAGTTCTTCTTGGTAGCCGGCAACACGATCTAAGGCATTTTGCATAACAGTCTTTTTACCTTGAGATTCGGCGCGGTTAGCAGCAGATTGGCTGTTAGTAATGTTTTGTTTCAGACGTTTAATCTGACGTGCGATCTCAATACCGCGTACTACGCCATTCTCACTGTATACCGGTCGTTTCTCTTTAAGGCTCAGTTCACCTTTTCCTTCTGCCCAGCTGTCGATCTGCTTCCAAAGCCGGCGGCGTTCGTCATCGAGCTTGCAGAGCTCTTCGGCTATAGGCTGCCGTTCTTCTGCCGGGATCTCCGAATTAGCTACATCGTTATGCAAGCTTGCATATAGAGGTGCGATTTCCTTGATACGGGCATAAGCCTTTCGAATAGACGGGCTGAGTGATTCTTCTGTGATGATCTTGACACCAGGTGTGTTCAGAGCGTTCACTTCGTTCTGCAAGGCAGATAACTCTGACATTTTCTCGTCAAACTGTTCCTGAAGGGAAACAAGTTCATCAGCATGGCTTTCACTGTCGTTCTCCAAACTATCAATTCGTGACCGAAGGTTATTGACTAACTCTTCCAGGGAGGCGATATTCGCTTGCTTGGATTCGATCGTTTTTTTTCGATCATTCTCGCTCATGGTCTTTACTACAACAATTTCTTCCATTGCGGCAGGATATAAGGAAGGGGAGAATTTAATCTTCTTGTCGAGTTTGGACAAGCAATTAACGAGTTGGGTGAAATGCGGATCAAAGATGTGGGGATCTTCCGGAGCTGCTGCCAGGTAAGCAGCAAATTTCTTTTTCATAGCTTCCTTTGCGAGAGCATTGAAAAGAACCAGGCCGTCAACATATTTGCGCTGACGGTCTCCTAACCATTGGTTGAGTTGTTCTTGTCTGATCATATTATTCGCTTGGAGGTGTTGGGGCTGGTTTTAATCCGCCTATGACTTCCATATCAATAGGAGTTTCCAGGAAGATTGCTGAATAATTGGAATCGGCGGTAGCCGTATAGGTGGTACCGCGACGGTCACCTCTTGCTTTTCCTCCATTGAAGGAAGGAGCAGTAGAAGCATATAATCCCGGCTGTCCCATGATCATTTGCCTGCCGTCGGAGTCTTCAAAGATATAATAGCCGGCTGTGTTTTTTACCAATGCATTGAATGCATGCATTTCTTGGGTATTACCAGGGAAGAAGAAGCTTAGCGTCAGTTTATAGCTGATCCCGTCAGCTTCTCCCTGTTGCTCCGCTTTATATTCGACTGTCGCATCTGTACTATATAGATAAATAGGTTGCTTATATGTTCCTTCTGCAGGAAAAGCAAATGCACCGGCTGCCGTCACTAGTGCTTCATTGTCTGCAGCTTTGCCGGGATCCGGAACGGTTGGCACTGTATTGGGAGCATCGAATGGGATAAACAGCAAACGTCCTTTATATCCTCCCATATTATTTTGACCGACATTCCATTTCAGCGGTGCGAAGGCCGGACCAGCTGCCAGCATGGTCAATGTATCTCCATCAAGATGGCATGTCTGAGGGTGCAGCTCCGGGATTGCAATAACCAAAGCCACAAATAACAAACAGAAAATTAGGTAAGTATATTTTTTCATTAGTGTAATTGTTAAGAGTGAATAGAATAGAGCGACCAAAAATGGCCGCTCATTTTTTTATCTCAGTTTAGGTATAAGCACCAGTTGCGGTTGTTACCTCGCCTTCCACTACAGTTACTTCCTGATCGGCAGGTTTAGTCTTACCGTCTACAGCAGTAAACTCAATAGTGTACTTACCGGGTGTCAGACCGATGATGCATTGACCATTGCTACGTTCAGCAACTTTGCCTTTGATGCTCCAGACAGCATTCTCCGTTCCTGTGATATCAACTTGTACGCCTCCGGTCTTGCAATAGTCTCCTGCGAGGTCAAGAGATTCATTCTTTTGCTCATTACAGCGGTATACTTTTTCATGCCAGTCGCGGATACGGGTGTCATAACCGGTTTGCAGCCAGAACTGCCATTCATTCGGATCTTCGTAGATATCACGAATTTGACAGAACTTGGTTGCGGCTTGGGTATTGAAAGCAACATCCATATTGCCTTTCTTCTGAAGGATCAGGCGTGATCCCTGCCCCAATGCTTCGTGAGAGAGGATTTCAAGCGCAGGGCACATTGCGTCTTCACGCAAAAGTTCAATCATGCGTTGCATGGAAGGATATTCCTGCATACTCAGTTTGTTGCGGAGAGCAGAGCGTGCAGCTATCAAGACCGTTTCGGCACAAAGTAATTGTGGAATCCCCGATTTGGAAGAACGCAGGTAAGTGTTGGCACCACCAATCCATTCAACCAAATTTTCATAAGCGGCGGAGTCTGTATCCTTCGTGGGCAAAGCAAAAAGACCTGATGGAGCAAAGTTGCCGCGAGCAGCATTGACATCACCTGTTGTAATCAGCATGTCGGCTTTGGTGAACAGACCATCAAATGCACCTGACGGTGAAGTTGAGTCTTCATCACGTTCTGCATGAAACAATGTATATACTACATCTTCAACATGGGATTTTACTAATGTGAAGGCAACACGTGTTTCAAGAGGATGTTTCTTATTGATGTTGCTGACCGGCTGACCTCCTACGATCAACAGTTCACCGTCATCGTATTTTTGAGAGTTTTCCTTTGTGATACATACAACATCCTTCGGTTCGATAACGGAAGGTTCATAGCCGAGCAGCTTATCAACCAGCCGGAAGTTCTTACCAATCTTGTAAGACTGAGTTCCGCCGGCACGACGGCGCTCATTGATCAAGGCATGTTTACCTTGCAGATCCATCACGTTCAATCCCAATTTTGCGGCAACTTCCTGCAGGGTAGCAAATGGAAGAGCGCGAAGCGCCTTATCATATGTGATTAAGGTTTGGTTCAGTTTCGATACGTCAATTAATTTTTGAGACATATTCTTTAAATAGTTAAGGTAGGTTAGTAAATTAAAGGAGTCCGTCGGCTTTCAGGCGTTCTGTGATTCCCTGATAATTGCTGGCATTTTCCTCGCAGTAGGCAGCCAGTTCCTCTTTTCCTCCATTTGCGGCTGGTTCACCCTTTGGGGCAGGAGCTGGTTCACCTGGTGCCGGAGCTTTCTTTAGGTTGGCTACTTGTTCTTTGAGTTGAGTGATCTCTGAATCCTTGCCGCTTGCCTCGGTTTTCAGATTAGCGATCTCTTGATCTTTTTCACTTACTGTTGTCTTGAGAGTCGCTATTTCAGTAGTCGCATCAGATAATTTCTGATCGATCTCCTGTTTAGCTTGTACGAGAGAACTGTTATCCGATTTCAGACGGGTGAATTCATTATGCAGGGAGTCGAGGTTCTCTGCTGATAATTCGGTCGTTACTGCCTTATCTTGACTGATATTCAGAAAAGATAAAAAAGCTGACCATGATTCTTTTAGAGTCATTTTGTTTTTGAATGAAGTTGTTGATAATGCTGGCACGGAATTCGTGTCCATACCCGCTGCCAGAAGAACGGATGTGGAACGATCATAGAGGCGAACGGCATTGGAATTTGCCGGTATGTCCACGATGGATGCTTCCATCAGCTCTGACTCTGTAACTGTTTCGCGAGTCTGACCAGGTACCAGAAGGTCTTTGTTGGCTGATGTAGCAATGATGCGGATACCGACACTTGCGGCGTTGTAAGTCCCTGCTTCGTATTTTGCGGCAATGTCTTTAGATAGTTGATCAACCTTGTCGAAAACAGGAATGGCAGAAAGTACATCGCCTTCAAGCTGTATATCTTCCCAATGCCCGATAGCTTTAGTTTCTCCCCAAATGGGAGATCCTTCATCACGAAAATGCATATACAGCATCACCGGGTTCTTCTTGAATGCTTCGAGGAGCATTCCAGAGGTAAGGACCCGGTAACCGTAACGATTAAGCGATGAATCGGAAAGAATGATACGTTTTTGGCTCATTGCACTGATTTTGGTGCAATGATACGCCTATTAGTGAGGGTGCAGAAGGACGGTTAAATTTCGATATAGGAGAGCATCGGATGTAATGAGGTCCCGGCAAGTTTCAGCTCATATCCGGTGAAGTCGGTTACCTTTTTCCCTATAATCAGGTTTAAGGTTCCGAGGAGTGGGTATTCATTCGTGCCATAGATATACTTGTGTCCCTGTGTGTCCTGACAGCGTAGAACACAGCCTGTCTGAACTTTATTGCGCAGCTCGTTTGCTGTATTCCCCTCTAATGCGGATCGGGGAAACTGGATGGTCGCTGAATGCTTATATGTGATTCCTGCGTCTTTAGTATCATCGGAAGCGACAGTTGGAGCTTCAATGACTCCTCGCGTTGGAAGCGGATACCAGTCGTGTCCTTCCTTGCTTCTGATGCATGCCTGGTTCTGATGTACTGCAAACAGGGCTATTTCGTCTGTATTCAGGATTTCGGCAAATAATATGCCTCCCATATTATTGATATTATTCATAACTTATTGATTTTCAATTAGTACGCATTTTTAGAACATTTTTTGATCAAAAAAGGGACAATTAACTACACTTGCTCGGTCATGTTTTTGTGCGGTGATAGCCTCTTTTTTTCTCTTTTCGTCGAAGATTAGCCCTCCATCGATAATAATTCTTCTTGAATGCATCTTCGCTGATAGAATCAATCCCATAGCAGGTCATGAAGTTGTGTATCCCGTCGATATAGGTGATTCCGTAAGTGTGCTTTTGTTCATCCAAGTAATCATGCACCTCTGCCCATAGCATGCGGTCGATCTTGCGAATGAGAATTATCTGTGAACGTATTCCCAGGTAATTGTAAGTTTTAGGATCCTTCCCGGTAGTACGTTCAGGAAGGATGATGGTGAGATTACCATGATCCTTAAAGATGTTGGCTGGACGACGTTCTAACAGATCGTAGATAAAATGGTAGATATCCGTTTTATCCGGGAAGCGAATCGGAGAGTCCTGCAAATTGCAGAACTTTCCGATCAGATACTCCTTAAGATGCTGTGGAACTTCAATCTTAGTAGTAATCATATAAAGCATAGTGGTTTAGGTGTGGAGCTAATGTACAAAATATAACTGAGTAATCCTTGCCTTTATCAATAAAAAAACGAGGTATTGTACATATAACCCTTGCTGATACCGTACTATTTTTTTGTGCAATCGTGCTAAATGAGCTATGCTTTCTATTTATGTGTTGTTTATCAGATAGTTAAGGGCGTACGAAATAGTGTACTTTTTAGCACAAAATCTTCGTACTCCGTACAAAATGCATTTTTGTGCGTTTTTGTACGAGTCGTACGTTTTTGTACGAAAATCGTGCGGTGTTTAAATATCTGATTTATAATGTAATAAATGCCGAAAAAAGGGTGTCTGCACGAAAGCACAAAATTTTCCCTTATTTTTAGGTAGGGTATTTTTAAGAAAGAAAGAAAAATAAAAAAAATATATATGTCCCCCTGTCTGCACTTGGCGCCTCTCCCCCTGCACATTTGTTCAAAACGTTCTTGATGAATGAAGGGGAGGCGAGGGGAACGGAAAAAGAAAGCCCGGTAATACAGAAGCATCACCGGGCAATAAATGATTCGACTTATGTTAGCGCAAATCATCAGGATAAAACACTTGCGATATCAATTCGTACTCACGCGGTAGTGACTTGACGCCAACGACTACACAGATACCCCTTGCGGCAAGCTCGTAGAGCCGCTGTGTCGTGATGACAGAGCCGCGAAAGTTGTAGTTACTGCAGAGAATGAAGTAGGCAGTAGGCAGGTCAAAGGAATAGATATCCTTGCGGATGATTTTTTTAGCGTCCGAAGGGACTTTGGCAAAACCCAGCCGAACGGCCAGGCGGGAAATGAATAGTTCCCGGTCATCGCTCGATTGGGCTATTACTACCATTATTTTATTCTCTTTTTTTGTTGTCATAATGTTGCGTATATCAGTGAAAATTAGTATCTTTACAGAGTAATAAATTGGGATAATCTACTCATCTTCGATTCGAGTAGAAGTGTGGCCGGACATGTGCCGGCACTAATTTAGGCACATGCCGAATGCTGCTATAATCGTCAGAAAACTCTAAAAAGTCATCCAAGACATCTTTCCTTGTTGTTTCTTCAATAATATACATACAAGCTATTTTAATGAATAGATCACGTGATGCAGGCTTACAATGGTCAGCTATAAGAATACTCTTGCCTTCAGGTATTGTAGCAAGAATGTTATTGACGGCGTGATAGAAACGCATGAAGCGTTCCGGATCTTGCCGGTATAGAGGAAGAACTTCGTCTAATATTTCTTGATAGGTTCCCATGCTTAAGTGCAGAATAGTGATAGTGCAATTAAAATTGATAATTTATATTCCCTGCTGTATAGCTCCAAATACCGGTGTGAAACCTGAATTTTAGCGTCTCAATGATTCCTTTTTTTTGTGGGATCCAGTTGTGTAAAGCCTCGATGTCTCCTACTTCCGGTTCTGGCGGAAATACATATAGGTGGAGTCCGATGACGAACCATCTCATTCTATTCATGTTCCAGGTATTTGTTTAATCCACTCCGTTTTATGTTTTGAGGGTTATTCAATAGCCTTTTTAATTACTGCTTTTGCTACATCAATTTCTTTGGCAGCAAAAGAATAGATAGACTGCTCTTTGTAATCAAATCGTTCTAGCATTGCTTGTAATGCTTCCAACAATTCAGGAGCAGTAGCCATAAGTCGGGCATTTGCATTTACTACTTCCATATCCATTTCGGAAATATGGGTATCCAATCCATCATAAACTTGGCAAATGGCAAATCCTGTTTCACGAGATATAACATCTATGTCGTCCACTAACCATTCACCTTTAGTTCCTCTAAATTCTTTCATGATTTAATTCCTTTCTATCTTTTATTGAATTATTCTATAAATACACTCAACCAATAACACGAAAAAAGTAATAAAAAAAAGAGATTTCCAATACTTGA